TCACTTTAAATATAATTCAAAAATAATTATTTTATTATATTTGAATTATATTAATATATTTAAATTATATTATATTATTATTATATTTGATTTATATTAATATATTTAAATTATTATATATTTGATTTGAATTAATATATTTAAATTAATATATTTGAATTAAATTGATTATATAAAAATATGAACATGGCTACCCATAGAGAAGATATTTATACACAGGCATTAAGCATTATTTTAGTGCATTTTTTAAAATATAGAAAATTAGAATTAATAGAAAATACTATTATTACAAATAACGCCGTATTAAATTATGAAAATTATATATGCAATGAAATTATTTCCAAAGAAATGGGAAATTTTAATGATTGTATATTAAATATTATAAAATCTAATGGAAATTTGCAAATTGATTCAATAAATACTAGAAATCCTAGAGGGGAAAGAAATATCGTGTCTATTATAATTGTATCTGCAGAACATACAGATTTTAAAAAAAATTTAAAAAGTCTAATTCATAATATAAATAAAGAAAATAAATTAGATGAATGCATTATTATTATTGATAAAAATCAATTTGATAAAAAATCATTTATTGATTTAATTTTAGAATTAAAAAATGGAGAAATTTTCAAAGATTATTCTGGAACTATGCCCATTTATAATGCATATCCAATACAGCTATTCCAAATTAATCTGCCACAAAGTATTTGTGTGTCAGAACACACCATTTTATCTAAAGACGAAATCGATATAGAGTTCAATTTAGAGAGAATTCGACCAAAAAATATTAAACCTATATTTTTATATGACCCTATGGTGGTTTGGATTGGTGGGAAGCCTGATGACGTAATTCAAATTATTCGGCATTCTCATTCCGCATTAAAATCAGTAGAGTTTCGACTAGTAAAAAATGGAATATATACACCTAATTAACCCTTTTGAAAAAGGCTTGCAATGGGACTGCCGATGTCTATGGTTTTACTTTCAGTAGTAATGACATTTCCATAACAATATTATGTACCTTATTAATCAATGGCATAATTTCATCTAAAAATCCTTTTCTTTTTTGTATTGGAATATATGTAGAATAGAATAATTTCCATGGAAATACTCCCAATAAATAAAAATTTTCAGGAATTTCTTTTTTTAAATTTTCAATTATTGAGTCAGAGTCATCATTTGATGGAAATATAGGATCGCACACTAAAGTAGTTATTGATTTTTCATTTATTCTTCCCATATAATAATTAAAATCAGAATAACCCAATTCACCCATATCAATGAATGATATTGGCTTTATTTTAGAATATAATGCAATGACGCCCCAACACACAGGAAGGCCAATATCCAAGGTTTGGTCTTTATTATGATATGCAGTATCATATTCAATATTATACCCCAATGCACCCATTGAACATTTTCTAAATACCGAATCTATAAATAAACCCATGGCGGCAATTCCAGATACTTCTAATCCAGACCATAATTGAGGAATATATTGCTTGGGTATTTCCATTGTTGGCTTTCTACTTAAGGGGCATTTAAATTCTAACATTATTATATGTGATTCAGTTATTAACGACTCATCAATATCTTTTGTATATATTTTTGTCATATTGTTTTCTTCATAAAAATGCGCAACAATATAACCATCGGGGCTATTACGATGCCCTTTTATTTTTTGAATGCAAATACTATCGCCTTTAATTTTTCCACATAATTCAATTTCCACAATAATTGTTATTACTTCTTCAAATAAAGTACCCCACCAACACGCAACGCCTCCTCGCCAATTATTTTCGCCATTTAAAATTGCTATTTTATTTTTTACAACCTCATTAAAATTAGAATAGGGATTTTTATATTTTTTTAATTCTTCAATTTCAGATAAAGCCAATAATGAAGATATTTCAGAGCCGCCAATTGTAGTGGCCATCGCTTTATACCAATCAGGGTCGCGTTGTTTCATACCGCTATGAAAGGCAACAAACCCGTCAAGAATGCGATCTAATTTATCCATTCTATCAAATAGATTTGACATTCTAGTATTATAATAAGTATATTCTAATAAGTTATACTAATGGTATGTTTATACTATATATACAGTATAGTATAATTGATTGTTCTTTTTTATATAGTTAAATTCATATAGTTATATTCATAAATTCATATAGGATAAAAATGGTGATTGTTATAGTGGACGTACAACCAGTAGAAGGCCGACCATATTATTTCAGATTTTACTTTGATTCATATACATTTTTATTTACTAATTTCAAATGTGTACAATATTCAATTAATGGTGGCCGCAAAGATATGCTGCATAAAAATGCATATGTATCATATACTTACCCGGTTTATCAAGGGCCCGAAGAAAACAATAAAGTTGTTGGGTTTATTGGCAAGTGCAACACATTGCCCCCTAATCAATATTATTTTGACACAACTGGTTTTTTGGCCGCATCATTAACTGAATATATTTATCAGAAAGAGACCTCTGAAATTGTAACAATTCCTAATGTTGTAGTAACTAATAAGGGGAAGAAGCTTGATTCAGGGGGGACGACACTTGATTACGCCATGTTAGACATTCTCCCCCATATCAAAAAAAGCGCATTTGCTGACCTCACCCCAGAGGATGTTGAGCACCCCGTTACAATGGATTTGGTCATTTTTAATAAGACTAATTACATGCTACACAGTACTAGGATGTACCCAGCATTTGATTGCGTAAGCAAACATATTGGGTATTTTAATACGGTTTGTGATAACTATGGCATTTTTGTCACATTAGAGCAATGCCACAAACATCAACAGTTTCAAGAAAAAATCGTCCAAAAAGCAGTTAGAAATAAATTAAGATAGAAATATCAATTTAAGATAGAAATAATTGAATTAATTCATATTGTTTTTGTTCTATTTCATGAATGCAGTTTTTCATTTTATTAAAGTGATGCTCAATTGTATCCATATACAATCCAATAATATTGATATCTTTAGTATCTTTAGTATCTTTAGTATCTTTAGTATCTTTAGTATCTTTAGTATCTTTAGTATCTTTAGTATCTTTAGTATCTTTAGTATCTTTAGTATCTTCTAATTGAGGAGAAAAATCTCCATTTATTTTTTTAATTTCATTCATTATATAATCCATTATATCTAAATCGCATTGCATATCATCAGAATTAGAAAATTCTAATATATATTTATATGAAATTGTTGGTATATATGAAATATCTTTTAAATTGCGCATTCTATTCTTAAATTTACTTGCATATTGAATTGCTGCATTTTTTAAAAAATCTTCTTTTCTTAATTTTTTTGCATCGTTCATTACTTGAATAATAAATTCAGAATTGGAGGGGCTAATTGCATCTAATTGTATAGATGGCTCTATAAAATCATATGCGCATATTGCCCAATTACAATACGTATATGATTTACCTTTTATATTTAACATTTTTTCTTTATATATTTATATAAAATATACATTTATATAATTTTATATAATTTTATATAATTTTGTTATAAATAAAGGAAAAAATGCTAAAATATACACATAGTAATATACATGGAGGCAACTCTTCCAAAAATAGTAAAAAACACAATAATACACATGGTAGTAATTCTCCCAAAAATAGTAAAAAACAAAAAGGAGGCAGAATAAGGGCTCAAATCGAATTATCTACATTTGTATCAACAAAATCAAATGAATGTTCTGATTTTATTGACTGCTCTGTATGTTCTGATAAAAATATATTAACTGCAATTGTATTAGCTTATTCTGATGAGCCCGCTGCAAGCGATAACCCTACTCCGAGACCATTCGGGCCAGGACTTCTAAGCAGTGAGAATGGGCGACCTCTACGCAGTGAGAATGACATCACAGAGTATATTAAAAACCCAGCAAAAGTAAAAAAAATATTAGAAAATGCAAAAAATAAATTAAAATGCAATTCTGAATCTTGTGTTGTATCTCATCCAGAATTTAAAAAATTTGCAATACAGAATAATATTGCAACTAATGATGAAATTGAAGATAATATTGATACTCGATTTAAAATTGAGGGACCAAGAAATAGTACTAAATGGCTTAGCAATTATGATATAGATAAAACATTAGAAGATTGGGCATTTAAATTTGAAGACTTTTTTCCTTGTCCATTTGCAATGATTGATTTTGATAAAACAAAAGAACCATTATATAAATATGATATGGGAAAAATATATTTAGGAGAATATTCAAAACAAACTATTATGGGAAAAGTTAAACTGCCATATAGAACATTTGGGTGCGCAATTAACACAGATTTAAGTTCGGGAAAAGGAAAACACTGGATGGCATTATTTGTAGACATGAGGGGTGATATATGGACCATTGAATTTTTTAATAGTACAGGGGCACCACCCCAAAAATCTATCATTAATTGGCAGCAAAGGACTAAAGATGAATTAGATCACTTAATACAAAATCAAAATTTACAAAAAAAAACAAAAATTGTTATTGCGTCTAATTTAGAACATCAAGAATCAAATACAGAATGCGGATTATATACGCTCTTCTATATAAGAGCCAGAATTGAAAATGTGCCGTATTCTAGATTTTTAGAAAAAGAAATTCCAGATGAAAATATGATTGAATTTAGAAAACATTGTTTTAGAGATGAATCCAATTAATTGACTATATTATCGTCTGCACTTGTGTCTGCACTTGCGTCTGCACTTGCGTCTGCACTTGCGTCTTCACTTGTGCCTGAGTCTTCACTTGTGTCTACTTCATATTTAAATAATTTTTCTAAAAGAGAGGAATTTTCTTCTAATAAAGTTTGATTAAAATCAAATAATTTACTAATTAGTATATTATAATTTCTTGATGTAATATTAATAGATTTTTCTAATTCTAATAAGCCAGTATTAGAATCAATTACATTATCAATAGGGGTTTCTAATTTTTTAGCTAAATATTCCAAATTTGCTTGAAATGATTTTTTTGATAATTGCCCTAATGTATATTCTAATGCTGGATATCCATATGGACTATCATTATTTTTTAATTTTTTAATATTAGAATATTGCACAATAATATTCTCAATATTATTCGATAGTGATGCATTTATTTTATTTAATGTAGAGATATTTTGAGCTGATTTTTTTGAAAAATCAATCAATTCTTCATTTAATTTTTCTTTTGTTTTTATTATATTTTCTTGATTTTTTTTGGTATATTCTTCTAATTTTTTTCTAGAATCCGCTATATGTTTTATAAGAATAGGATCCTCCAATTCTGATAAATTTTTTTCAATATTTAAATCAACTTGGGTGGTTTTTGTTTCTTTTAATTTAGAAAACAATAATCTATTATCAGGGGCTAAATTAGAGGCAGCCCCTGCATTTGCGTCAAACTCTGCATTCGAGTTAAGTTCTGCATTCGAGTCAGAAAGAGAGTCAAAAAAATTACTATCCATAGTGCATAAAAAATATTTATATAATTAATACATAAATATAAATATAATATATTGTTCATTTTATAAAAATTAACAATCTTTACTTTCGCTTGCATTAGGCTCGCTTGCATTAGGCTCGCTTGCTGAGGGTTCGCTTGCTGAGGGTTCACTTGCAGAGGGTTCACTTGCAGAGGGTTCACTTGCTGCGGGTTCACTTGCAGAGGGTTCACTTGCTGCGGGTTCACTTGCTGCGGGTTCACTTGCAGAGGGT